CCACGTTCTTGTGGCAGTGCTGTAGCTGGGTCACCCAACGAATCATCTCGCGCCCAAGAAGCCCGTAGGCTCCACGGGTGTCGGGCTTGCCTGTTTTGTCGCTGAACGCCTCGGGCTGCTGCTGGCACCATGCAAAGCACATACGGCTTGCCACGGTGATGGAGTCAACAAACAGCGTCTCGTACTGCTCATGCCCCGAGGCCGGCCCGAACGCCTTTACGACGGACTCGTATGCCGCTTTGCTGTAGGAGCCGTTGGCGTCCGCTGGATCGGGCCCACCGAGCCACAAAGCAATGGCCTTGGCTAGCTCCCACGGGTGTGCGCCCATCTCGTTGGACGTTGCTCGGATGTCGAGACAGTCGCCCTTCCAGTCCTTACCCAGCGCCAGCGTACCGGCCTCAAGGTCAACGAACAGGGTACTCTTCGCGTCCAGCGTGCGAGCTTGGTAGGTTTTACCAACGCCGGCAGGGCCGAACACAACCGCTTTTACACAGTCCGAGGTGCGCTTGAGGCGCTCGTCTGCTTTTATGATTTTGAGCATTACTTGAAGGAGATACGGGGTTCGCTGAACTTGGTGGTGCGTGCGTCCATCACGCGGCGCAGAACGTCCTCGTTGCCGATGCGCTCAATGGTCTTTGCGGCTACCGAGAGCTTGGCGTTGATGAGTTCCCGCGCATCCGCCAGAGGCAGTGACTCGTACAAGGACTGCAACTTCCCCTGATCCCAGAGGTAGGTTGCCTTGACCTCGTACTTGAGTTTCACGCCGTCAATCTCGGTGGATAGTTCCCCATACCCTCGTCCACTTTCCTTCAGCAGGTTCTGAAGGTTCGCTCCATGCTCTTGCATGATGGCTTCCTCCAGCGTCTTTATCTCGTCTTCAAGGACGGAGATTTTGGTTAGCCGTTTGGCTATCTCGTCCCTCATTTTTTTTAGGTTCATTTTCTAGTTCTCTTTTCAGTTTATGGCACACGTCTTCGAGTCGGAGCGACCAGCCTTCGTTGTGCGCCAACGCAACAAGCGCGGCGAACTTATCCAGCGGGATTTTCCGTCTGCGAACCCATGTTGATATTGTTCGCGGTTGCACAAGTACACCCGCTAACACCAACTTCTTCCAGAGCAGGTTCTTTCCCCCGAACCGGAAGACCATGTGCCTCGCATCGATTTGGTAGCTCATGGCGGGGATGAAGATGTACGCATTTTTTGCGTATCGCAACATCTTTTTTCATTTCGTCGCAAGGCGTTTTCTCGCAACGTATTGGCCCATGGAACCTGTCTCTTTTCAAGCTCTAGTCGAGCGGTACACCGGTGTTCATGGAATGCAAGCCGGCCTCTTGGTGCTTGCTCCGAAAGTACACTCTTCATCTGGGCCGATTGCCACCATGGGTAGCGCACTTCCTCCAGACACTATTATCCCTAAAGGCGCAGGGATTTACGACGAGAACGGTATGCTCCCGAAGATTGAAGGCAAGGGCCTTGAGTTTATCGCTTACGCCTAGGCTCAAGAGCCTTTTCAAACAGGTCTGCTTCAGCGTCTCTGCGTCGCTGTAAGCCTTTGGTGTTAGGCCACAACCGTTTCATTGAGCGGATGAGTTCCGGTACGTCATAGAACCGGCGATCACGCATGGCGTTCTGAATGCCCAGCATCTCCGAGCGTCTTTCCCCTGCGAGTGCCGTTCCACGGTTGAATACCAATGAGATAAGGGCGTCCCGCGCCTCGTCAGGCAGGTCTTCTGCCTGTGGGTAGATGCGTAGCATCCGCAGGTAAAATGTTGGCAGCGTGTTCTTTTGGAAAACCTCAACGGCCTTTTGCCAGAGAATGACAATCGAGCGCATCGTTGGGGATGCGTGCAGAAGTTCGCGAGCTGCGTTGGCCTTAACTCCGAGGGCGGCGGTGAGCGCAACGTAATCGGACTCAGGGAGAAGTTCCTCCCACGCTTCATCGAACTGTTGCGGTGTGGTGTAGCCCAAGTCGTAGCCAATCCCAATCGTTACGCCGCTCTGCTCCCCAGGCCAAGTAGGGCTCTGAAGGAACTTGCGGTAGTACTCCTCACCGCCGCCCACCTCGAAATCGATGATGAGCTTTAGACCGTCGTCAGAGAGAATCATTTGTGTTCTTGGAAGAACCGCTCTGATATTTCGCTCACCTTCTTCCAAAGCTCCTTGCGGTCATCCTCGCACTCGCGAATCTTCTGTGAGAGATACCAGATAGCAACCGCCAGCGCACACGCCAGCGGCCCTTGAGCAACAAGTTGGTTTACCATGGGTTCAAGTGAGATGTCGGCAATCACGGTTTCTCCTTACGAAAGATGTTGATGGCGCTGTAGACGCTTACGCCAGCGGTTAGAATCGCATCGGCTTGGTCTGGGGCCAGTTTTAGCCCAAAGAGCGTTGCCAATGAAACCAGCCCACGCCATGTGGAGGGCTCGAACAACCGGTTCAGTATGTACTTCATAATCAGAGATTGAGGGCTGCTTTCAAACCGTCCACGTCTTGGGCCGCATCAATGGCGACCTGCACTTGAGCGTACTTCTCCCGAATCAAAACGCGAGCCGCTTCAGCGGTCTCTGCTTCATTTGGGATTTGTTTGACGATTGCATCGTCGTATGGGGCGAACTCCGCAGCGCGTAACTGGCGGCGTTTGTCGTGAGCGATGGCCTTCGCTTTATCGAAATTGATGGTAATCATGGCTGAAACTCCCAAGCGTTGCGGAACGTGCGATCGGTTGGAATCTCGCTTGCGTCCACGATTTTGAACGGCTTCCCAGCAGGAACGTCCTTGGCTGCAATCTCCTCAATGGACAGACTGCAATCTGGAGCAGGTATAACGATAGCAACTCCACCTTCGTCAGTTGGGTAGATAATGCGTTTGTTTTGCATAACGTGTTTTTATCGAATGATTGCAACCGTAACGTATGTCGGATCTGTAAAACCAGAGGAACCGGGTGCGCCTGACGCTATACCTAACGTACGAATACTTACACTATTTACAGATGGCGTAGTTGCTGCTTTTATATTTATAGTGCCTGAGTTGGCGGGGCCCCCACCAATCATCATGCCGCTCACGCAGTAATTGGCGTCTACCAATGCTGAAGCAAAGTTTATTGTGTAGTCGCCCGTGCCGTTGTCCGTAATGCTTGAAACATTGAAACTTGCTCGGATGAAATTGTTTCTGGTGACATTCCCACTTGGTATTGAACCAGAAATAGAATCAGTGACAGTAAAGCTGTTAGCGTCTAAGACGGTAATCGTATAACTTCCAGATGTAGCACCGCCCGTTGTAAAGGACAGGTTTGCAACTTGTCCAGTAGTCATATCGTGGGCGGTCAGCGTGACCGTAATCAGCGTCCCAACGCGAGTGTATGTTCCATTTGATGGTACTCCGTTAAAATTTACCCACGCTTTAACAGGACTTCCGGTTGCTGCCGTCGTATCGACGTACCCTTTTGTTGCCGCTCCAAGAGTCGCTACTGGAGCCCCAGAGAGCACAAGCAGCCCTGTCATGGTGTCACCGGTCTTCGCTACGCCTGCTGTAGTCTGCGTCGATGTGTCTGAGAAGCCAATGCCAGCCGCTGCCATATTGAGCTTGCCGGTCATGGTGTCGCCGGCCTTGTTGACTTTTAGAGCGTCCGCTGTGTCAACGTAGCCTTTGGTTGCCGCTTCCAAGGCTGCGCTCGGAGCACCCGGAAGCACAATAGCGCCTGTCATCGTTCCGCCGGTCAAACTCAACTTGGTAGCAAGGCTGGCGTTCACGCTGGCTTGAAACGCTGCGAAGTCTGCTTGCGACACATCACCAGCGGTGCTCATGGCCGAGTAAACGAGCTCGCCCTTGTTGTCGTTCACAACCATCGAGAAGTTCGTCGCGGAGGTGTACACGCGAGCTGGTGTGCCAGAACGCGAGAAGAAGCCATTCAACGTGCGCAGAGGCTGCGCTGCTGGCTGGGTAAGCGCATCGTCCCAGTACACCGAGATTGGGTTGGTGACCGGGTTCAAGTTCGCCGTTCCGATATAAACGTAACCGTTATTGAGCGGTGAGCCGTCTGTATCGGCGAAGGTCGTGAATGGAGAGACGATGTAGGCCATGGTGTGTTACTCTTGAGGTGGTTCTTCGCTGGGCTTGAGGATGTCTTTGTTGGAGCCCATGTAGTTTGCGATACTGGTCAATACCGCTCGCTCTGAACTGCTGTTGCTCTTGACCCTGCCAAGTTGGGCGAGAAGGTTCCTACCTGCCTTGGACTCGTACAAGCGCACAAGACCGGTGTTTAGTGCTGCGGCAAGGCCAGCTCCGACAAGTCCGAGTTGACTCTGAAGACCAGAGAACGCAACAAACGGAACGGCCTGTGCGCCAGTTGGTGGATTTGCTGCAAACTCTCCAGCCCTACGAGTGTAGTTTAAAGCCTTCTGAAGCCCCTGCACACTGTCTAGGTCAGAACCTGTGAAGAACACGTTCACTTGGTTTTCAAGTTTCCCAAGTTGAGTTGCAAACCGGTTGGGCACAATCACGCCAGACGGGTCAGTGGCATTCTCTAATGCACGGGTGATAATTGCCGCTCTTCCAACTTCACGCCCTTCTGTTGACAGGTTTCTATAGAGTCTTTCGATGCTGCTCTTCTTGTCCGTAAAAAGCACGTTGTTAACGATTTCAGGCGTCAACTCGCCTTTCTTGAGAAGCGAGTTAAACGAGGACGCCTTAAGGTCATCTGCAAGGTCAGAAAGAGCACGGTTTGAAACACTCCACTTGGTGAAATCAGTTGGTTTTCCAAACTGTTTGATGTGGTTGCCAAGGTCTTGATTCAACGCTGTATAAACCTCGTTGTAGGCTTTTGAAGCCATGTCCTTTGGCGTTCCGATAGTTGGGTCTGTCAAACTCTTAAAAAGAACCTTTCGTCTTTGTTCAACCTCTTCAGGTGTCTTGCCGACAATTTCAGAGGAGAAGTTGATGAGATCGTCAATCGCTTGCTTGTTTGCTGTTGGGCTAATGTTCTCAAGTTCAAGCGCCAAGTCCTCGGCTTTTTTGGCCGTTGCAGACATATCTACAAGCTGACCTGTCATAGAAAGCCTTCCGAGAACATCCTGCTTATTCCCTGACAGTTTTTTAACAATCTTCTCACGCTGAGAAATCGCCTGATTTGCCAATTCCTCCGTGAGCGTAGGGCTTCCAACACCAGCGTATTCAGACACAAAATCTTGGATTGCCTCTGACCGCTGCTTCTCTTGCTTGCGTAGAAGCGAGCCGGTTCCAAACGGTGTAATCTCTCTGGCCTTTGCCAGTGCATTGCCAAGTGGCGTCTCTGGCTTGAACTCTTGGGAAGTAATCGTCTCGATGCCGCGTTTCTCGGCCTGTACCGCGCCTTCTGGAAGAGCGGCGGCTGCGCCGATTCTAGCACCTGCGCCAATACCAGCACCCATGCCGCCGCCAAGACCGGCCAGAAGCTGCGCTGTAGGGCCGTAACCAGCCTCTTTAGCCGCCTGCATACCAACTTCTGCTCCAACGCTAGAAGCTATCTGTTCAGCAGGCTTCTCCGAAAAGAACCGTCCTGCTGCCTGCATCGCCGGTCTGGCTGATGCCATGAGTGCCTTGCCAAGGCCGACCTGACCAAGACCTTCACCAACACCGCGTCCTACTGCTCCTGCAAGGCGTTCTGCTTGCGTGTCAGGGTTAGGCACTCCGAGCTGAGTGAGATAGTGGTTTAGCGCATCAGACGGTTTTGTGTAGTGCGTACCGAAAAGCGAGTTGATGCCAGAAACAACCGGATCGGCCAGAGTCATGCCAGCAGCCCCGATAAGGGCACCAGGAACGGCGCCAATGCCACCAGTGGGTGCTCCACCCATGATTGCGCCTCCAACAGCCCCAAGAGCCGCAGGGCTGAGTCCACGCAACGCTCCACCCGCCAACCCTCCCGCCGTCGTCTCCGGTATCCCAATCATCGCCTCTTCACTGGCAGCAGACGGCAGCGGTGCCTCGGCTGGTGTAGCCTCTGGAGGAGCCGGTGGGCCTTGCAGTTGACGCAGCCGAACGATTTCGTCGGCAAACATCCGAGCATCATCAACATTGCCTGCCTTGTCTGCTTTCAGCAGGGCATCTGAGAGTTCTTCAATGGTAGCCATTATTTGCTCCTGTATTTCTGAATGGCTGCATCTATTGCGCTCATTCCAGTTCCTACTGGCGCAGCACCAGTTGGCACCGGCGGTGGTACGGACTTGTTCTTGAGTTGTTCTTGGCGCGTCTGTGGCGCTTTGCTTCCAAGTACAGACTCAACTGGCGCATTTGGAAGCGAGAAGATGTTTTGAATATCTAGGCCACGCCTTTCAGCAATAGCTTTGTTACTTTCTAGATATTTATTGTATTCTTTTTCAGATTGCTGCATCCGCCTTTCTGACATCCGAATCAAGTCGTCCCTGTCTTTCTCGGAAAGCTTTCCTCCTTCGTTTACTTTAGCAACAAGCGATCTGAATGCGGCTGGAATCGTCCCACCGGTAACCATTCCTGCTTCAGTCACGCTGACCGTTGACGTTGGGTCATTGATTTTGACAGCCGCAACAATTGCTGACGCATCACCAGGGATGCTCTTAAGTTCCTTTGCCAACTGAACCGCTGTGACGAGGTCTCTTCTTGCAATATAATTTCTAACAAAAGGTTCAGCCTCAAAGTTTTCTTTCATCTGAATTTCTAGCGAAGCTTTCTTCTCTGGGTCAAGCGCGCCAGATTTCTTGAAGTCTGCTTCTAAATCCTTAAGTCGAGCCTCTGCTTTCTTCAACGATGTCTCGGACTCGGTTTTGGCAACCTGCTCAGGAGCGCGTTCCTTGAGGAAGCCCAAAAAAGAATCTGCTTTCTTTTGGTCTACTTTCAAAAGATTGCTGTAAGCAACATTTGCCCAGATTGCAGGAGGCGCTTCTTCTGGCAGTCTGTCTAAAGCTGTCTGAAGCTCTTTAGACATCCGTTGAGCAACCGGATTAGGGTCTTTTGCAAATGCAGAAATCTGGTCGTTTATCAACTTAAACGCTTCGGTGTTGTTCCCTGACATCCCAAACATCGCAGCGTCCTGCATGGTGTTCACAAGCCCATCACGGTACTTGTTTGGCATGGCTTTCAGGATGTTGTCATACCTTTCAGCCTCCTTTGAAGGCAGAAGCGCACTCAACTGCCCAATCTGTTGTACGGATTTTGGGTCTGGATCGTTTGGATCCATCTTGCTGGCAATCTGACCAAGACGGATTTGAGCTGCCGCAGTAGCAGCATCTAACTCTGCCTTGTTCAACTTCCCAATCACCGGCAAGAGCGCTTCTGTGCCAGCTTCTTCAGAGCTTACAAAGCTGTTGAACGCCTTTCCAACTTCTTGTTGCCTTGCCCTCTCAGCCTGAAGCGCCTGCAACTGCTGCTGGAATCCAAACTCTGCACGCCTTGCCGCCGCCGCGCTCTGTGCCATCTGCTGTTGTTGGCCTTGGATACCGAGTTGAGCGGCTTGAATCTGGAGCGGGGCCATCATCGCCGCTTGTTCCTGCTGGGCGCGAGACGCCTTAATCCCCTCAATAGCTGAGAGCCCTTGAATCAGATTACCTCCGAACAGACCTGGATTTGGAGGCTGAATTGGAATGTTGTAGTTGAAATCGGCCATAATTTTACACGTTGGTGGACATAAATCCAGGGTGCGCCTCCTGTCCCATTGTCCAGTCGCCAGAACCGGCAAAGGATTCATAGCCGCCTCCGCCGCTGTCAAAGCCTCCACTTAACTGATTCAACAGAGCAAAGTTTTGGAATCCGCTTCCAATTGCATTCCCCATACCAGTATATCCAGCAGCCCGAGCCGCTGCTGCTCCTTGAATCCCAGCGGCCTGCGCTGCTCCTTGTGACGAGAGAAGACCAGCAATTGCATTTCCAGACTGGATGCCGCCAGCAGCTTGTCCTGCCGCAGACGCTTGACCCAAGTTAAGCATATTCTGCGCTGCTGCCTGTCCTACATTGGAGAGACCACCAAGACGTGCGTACTGCTGATCGATAAGCTGATTAAGAAGCTGCGGACGGTACCGTGCGAGTGCGCTTTGAGTGCCATCAGAACCGCGCCGCCCGGTGGCTGACGCCGCTGCAAGAATCGCTTCCTCGCCCTGCTTGGCGAGTTCTTGGTAAAGCGGCCCCTGCTCAATCTGCTGGATAGCTTGACGTTGCTGTTCGATGCCAAGCTGTTCGTACTGCTTGTCCTCAAGAATCGGTTTAAATAGAGCCTGTTGCTGCGCGTATCCTTGGGCCTCAATGTTTCTGGCAGCAGCATTAGTCGATAAATCAAACTCAGCTAAAGCATCTTCTCCTTTGATTTTTTCTCTTTGTTTTTCTCTAGTTCTATAAAGCTCATCAATTTTCTCTTTTGTGATGTCAGCGAGTTGATTGTACTGCGGCGATTGTTGAATAGCGTAAAGGGCTCTTTGGCGCTCCTGCTCACCGCCAAGACCGGCAAGCCGCTGCATTTGTTGAAGCGCCCCCGGGCCAGCGCCGATGTATGGTTGTGTAAGCCCAGGCTGACCAGCATTGATGTATGGCGAGAGAATCTCCCGCATTGCATCAAACTGTCTGCGTTGCTCATAAATAGCAGCGTCTTGACCTTGCAACTGAGCTGCCGCTGCTTTTTCTGAAGCAGCCTTTGCTGCGCTAGAAGCCTTCTTTTGTCCGTAAATACTTGCGCCAATACCACCAGCCGCAAGCCCAGCGGTAATCGCTGTTGCCGTGCCTACGCCTGCTAAAGCCGCTCCTCCTCCTACTGCAATTGCTGTTCCTACTGCTACAAATGCCATTTTTTAATCCTCCTAAGTGGTTAAACTTTCAAGTAGAGCTTTTGCTTCTTCAAACTTGATGAAAGAGTTGCTTTTACGCACCAATGTTGACTCCAAAACCTCAACGCTGGTCTCGTCTGTTGGATGAATGGTGGCAAACT